CGGATTATTACCTGTTATTGTTGTTCCAAGTGGTGGTAGAAAAACAAGAAAAAACAAAAGACGCTATAAAAAACGCAATAATAAAAAGTCTAAAAAAATGTATAAAAAAAAGTAAAAGTCGTAAATAAATAATAAATAATACAATTCTATTATATATTATTAATGAAAGAAAAACCTATTATTCAATGCCCGCATTGTAGTGAATACATTATTATTCAAGAACTAAATTGTTGTATTTTTAGACACGGTATATTTAAAGTTTCAGGAGAACAAATAAATCCACACGCAAATAAGTATTTATGTGATTATTATATTCATAATAATTTAATTTATGGATGTGGATTACCATTTAAAATTACTCTTTGTGAAGACAAACTTATTGTTGAAAAATGCGATTATATTTAAATATTTAAATCAATCACAACTGGATAATGGTCTGAATTATATGTTCCACAATATTCGCTATATCCGTGATAAAAATACACATTAGAAATTTTATTTTTAATTCCATTTGTTACTAAAACATGGTCTATCATTGAATAATCTTTACTTGATTGTGTATTACAATTATTATCAGAATCATACCAATCACTATATCTCTGACTTTGTGCCACATTTTCTGCAACACTTGTTAAAGTATATTGTCCTTTATAATCACCAAATTGACCTTTAAGTATATTTAACACTTGAGATATTGGTTGATTGTTATTAACATCAGGAACTTGCCCGTCAAAGTCGTTTAAATCTCCCATCATAATTACTTCATAACCTTTGTTAATATATTCAGCAATAACTGGTTGTAAAATAGACGCTTGCCCTTCTCTCTGAGCACATCTGGATGCTTCTGTTGGAATGGCTACAAAATGGGCGCCAATAAGTGCCAAATTAGTAGAACCAATCTTAAATTCAGTAATGTAATGTTTGCTAACACCAGTTGAACCAGTGCCAGTATATCCGCATTTTGACCCAGCAATTGGATAACTGTATTTATTTTCAGTTCTATAAAGACTTGTAACTGGATTAACACGCGTAATTAAGCCAACATTTTGGCCTGTGCTTGTGTCGGTTCCTTTAATTAAATATGGTGTATAAGTTGCGTCATTCAATGAAGATTTTAACATGTTAAGTTCGTCGCAACCTTCAATCTCACAAAAATTAATAATATCTGGATTCAAATCGCTAATAACCTTAGAAACATAGGATAAGTGGGTTTGTGCTGCAGTTGAATTGTGCCAAGAACATCCATCACCAGGGCAATTAGCATTGCTGTAATAATCAATAAAAAGCCATTCCACATTATATTGAACTAGGCGAAGTTTAGTCTTATCTGCGCGTTTATCAACACCTAATAAAGAAGAAGGAACATTAGGGCATTCAGTATCAGCCTTTATTAGATTTACAAGAAAGGAGAGAAATAAAAATAACTCTAAAAACATTTCTTATATTACATTCATAGATATTTATTTAAGCAAATTAAATAAATATAAAATTGAGAGAATAAATATGATTTATTATTTAATTTAAGCATAATGTATAGAAGAATGTTTCCAAAAATTATTACAAACGCAGCAAATAAATATACTGCAAATGTATTTCCAAAACCAGAATATTTGCTTCAATTTGATGGATGTAGTAAAGGCAATCCTGGCTTAGCAGGCGCTGGTGCAGTCATATTTAATTATGAAAACGAAATATGGGGTGCAAGCAAATTTATCGGTTATAATTGCACCAACAATGAAGCAGAATATAATGGTTTAATTTTGGGATTAGAAAAAGCACTTGATTTAGGCATTAAAGATTTATATGTAGAAGGCGATAGTTTATTAATTATCAAACAAATGCTTGGCGAATATAAAGTAAAATCAGAAAAATTATTCACATTATATGATGAGGCAAAACGCCTTGAAGAACAATTTAATAGTATATTATTTATTCATATTTATAGAACAAGTAATAAAAGAGCTGATGAATTATCTAATTTATGTCTTAATGGATTATTTAATTAAAAAGTAAATTTAATATTCAAGTAATGGCACATTTAATACTTTATTTGGTTTAAATCTTAATATATCAAGTTCTTTTTTTGTTGTTGGAAAATCATCAACACCATAAATGTCTTGTAATAAAAGCCATTCAAATAGTCCGCCTGGATATACATAAATATTATAAAACCCGAGAGAACTGAGTTGGCTATATTTTTCATATATTTTTTCATCATTTGAATTCTTACCATAAATTATAATTTTTATGTGTTTTATTCCATTTTTAAGGCAATGATTTATAATTTCAACTTCTTTATGAATACTTGTAGTTCCTCGTATTAAACAATCTTGTTCTGCTTCTTTTAATGTATTTATTAGTATAAATGCTTCCTTATTTTTAAGAACAAATTGAATATCTTCAAAATTTATTTTTTGTATTGACTGAGAATTACCCATTACTATTTAATTTCATTTAATTTTTAAATATTTAGCGCTTTAAATGTTATATTATTTAATTATTATATGAATAAATCTTATTTTTATTATTCACTTGGAATATCAATTTTAGTTCAAATAGTAACTGGTATAATTGAAATTTTTTCATTATTTATAAAAGTTCCAACTGCATTTAATATTATAAGACAATTATTAATTTTAGAAGTATTAGTTCAATTAATTGAAGGTTCTTTTTATGTTTGGTTGCTATATAACTTTAATAACGTTATAAATGTCACACCAAAGCGATATTTAGATTGGGTAATAACTACACCAACTATGTTAGTAACATTAATTGTTTATTTAATTTATCTAAATAATAGAAATAATATTAAAAATACAAATTTGGATTTTTTTCAAGTATTTAATGAAAATTTTACAAATATAATGATAATTATAATACTTAACTGGCTAATGCTTTTATTTGGTTATTTAGGAGAAGTTAATATAATACCTACATTAATGGGTGTAATACTAGGATTTATACCATTTTTAATTTACTATTATTTAATTTTTATTAATTACGTTAACTATGATAATTCAGGATGGCAATTATTTTTATACTTCTTTTTCTTTTGGTCTTTATATGGAATTGTAGCAACATTGCCATATTATATTAAAAATATGTTTTACAATATTTTAGATTTGTTTTCAAAGAATTTTTTTGGAATATTTTTAATATATATTATTATTACCAAAAGTTATTAATTAAAAAACTTTTGAAAAATCTCCACTATTGTAATGATGAATTAAAAAACTCATAACACCAATAATAACATCAATTAATAAATACTGATACGCATTTCTATTACCATTAATAGCATTATATGCAAATAAAAAGTATAATGCGGCGTGAATTGGTCTTAAATTATTCCACCAAATTTTTTCTCCAAATGTTTCAGCGCCAATTGTTCTGGAACCTGTTAAATAAATATAGGTAAATCCAATTGCTGGTAATAATGCTAAATAGCCAAAAACGCGCAAATAATACGCACTTGAATTTTTAGCAAGGTAAACAAATAAAAATCTTACACCAATGCACCCAACTAAAAACAATAAAAAACGTTTTTGCATGTTATTCATTTTATATATAATTATATTAGATATAAAATAATAAAAATTAATGAAATGATACAACTATTTCCACTTCTTCTTTTTTAACACTTTTAACTGCAGAAATAGACAACTCTTCTCTCTTCTTTCTGGTCTTTGTATTGTCTCCATTTACAGCCTCTTTTCTTTTTGATGTGCTATTGCGATTATTCATATCGTTTTCAATGACATCATAATTGCTCTCAATATAATCAACTACTTTATTTTCAAGAGCCCATTTAAAAAAGTTAAGTTGTCCGATCGTGGTCTCAATACATGTTCCATCCTTGTAAGGAATGCTGATGCGTTCCCAGCGGCAAAATGGGTCAAAACGAACTTTGCTGTATGCTTTTAATTTCAACTTATAATCAAAGTAAACCTTAAAGCGAACAGTATTTCCGTAATTATCGTTTATATTATACAATGTATAATTTTTCTTTGCATAATTGGTAGCAAACCAATCAACAATACGAAGAGAGATTTTGGATTCGCCAGTAATGATTTTTAACATTTTGGTTAAATATGCCTCATTTTTATAGAATTCCATTAAATTATTTAGCAATAATTCGTTTTGTGTGCTATAGGTTGGAGTCGCGTTCATTATCTTAGAATGATGAATACTTATTTAAGTTGTTTATTCAATAATATATATATAAATTAATTAACTATTTTTAAGAAATGTATTTTATAAAATTTTGTTTATATTATATATAATGTCTGACTTTATGGATAGATTTTTTGGACCTTTATCTAAGGATACTTGTATTTATTTTCTTTTCTTATCAATGGTATTTTTTGGATTAATGGTTTTCGCATTGGCCGCTGATTTGTTTTGGATTGTTAAGAATTACAAATTCTTTAACATTAGAATGTTTACAGGTGGATTATTAATGATTTTTAATCTTTTCATTGCATATTTCGTAAATCGTTTGTTATACACTATGTGCACCAAATCCCTATAAATTATTATTAGATACTCTGTTAGAACCTTGAGTTGTATTAATTGGTTTAAGAAATTGGTCTCTAATTGAAATATCATTTACATAATTTGATTCACCTAAAAATGGATTAAACCCTATTTGTTGTACCATATCTCGCCCATTCATTTTAGTATCTAATTCTTCTCTCTTATTAGATACTTTAAACCCGCCATAAATACCTTGATTTAATACATCCCAAGTATTTTCATCGTGATTTAACGCAGAAGCATATGCGTCCGTATTCATTTTTGCACTAAATTCTCTGTTTTCAAGTTCTTGAACGTGTTTAAGCCTTCTAGAGCGCTCATATGGTTTTCCGTCCGTCCACTTACTAAATGTGTTACTATTATTATTTATATTTTGGTCGTGAATACTACCTTCTTCTTTTTCTACAGGTTTTTTATCGTGTCTTTCACAATTACCCATATTACCTAAATACCCATAACCATAACCGCGATTTTCAATAGACCATCTATTTTCTTTTATACATTCTTGACATTTGCCAAACTCACTACTCATAATAATTAATAAGTTATTAATTATTATTAATATAACGAAGAATTTTATAAGAATTTATTCAA